GTCAAAACATTTATGGACGAGGGTGTTAAGATCGGTGTATCTACCCGCGGATTAGGTTCAGTTAAAGCAACGAAAGATGGTATTATGGAAGTACAAAATGATTTCCACCTAGCCACAGTCGACATCGTAACTGACCCATCTGGTCCAAATTGTTTTGTGAATGGTATTATGGAAAATGCTGAATACTATTACGATATAGCCTCAGGTAACTGGATTGCTCAGGAACCTATTGAACAGGTTATTGAAGAAATACAACAAGTGGTAGAAAAGCAAATTAGGCGCGTTGTTCATAAGATTGATGAGAGCACCGCATCTGAATTATTCGAGCGTTTTGTGAACTCACTTAGAAAAGCTGAAAAATAATATTATTATAAATAATACTCATATAATATAAGTATCCAAATAAAGGAGTAGAACATATGTCAGAACTAGACGAAAAGTTCGTTGTTGATGACGGCGGGTCTTCAGTAAAACCTTCCGAGGTTCCTGAGCCAGTTGCGCCAGCAGGCGGCACACACCAAAAGAAAAAGGCTGATGTAAACAAAAAGGTTGATCCAACAGCCGATAAAGTTGCACCAGCACCAATGCAAGCGGAAGAATCAGTTGATGAAGCTGATGAAATCGTAGAAGAAGTAATTGAAGTAGCAGAGTCAATCGCGACTATTTTCGAAGGCATGGATTTGTCTGAAGAATTTACAGCTAAAGCAACTATGGTATTCGAAGCTGCGGTTAACGAGGCGGCAACAGTAAAAGCTGATGCAGTTATCGTTGAGAAAACAGAAGTTTTAGAAGCATCAATGCAAACTGCACTTGATGAATCAGTTGAACAGATGTTAGAAAATCTCGATTCATATCTTGACTACGTTGTAGAAGAGTGGATGACAGAAAACGAAGTTGCTATCGAGGCCGGCATTAAGGTTGAAATGGCAGAGTCGTTAATGGACGGTCTTAAAGGCCTATTCGAAGAACACAACATCGCTGTTGATGAGGAAACTCTAGACGTCGTTGCTGGTTTGGAAGAAGAAATTGAAACATTAAAAGCAGACGCTAATAAAGCGATTGTTGAAAATGTTGAGCTTAAAAAAGCTGCTGATGCTCAAACTGCATCAAGCGTTTTTGCTGAAATGACTGAAGGTCTTACACTTGTAGAACAAGAAAGATTTAAAGTACTATCAGAAAAGCTTGCTTTCGATAATGTCGACAGCTACAAATCAGACCTTGCAACACTAAAGGAATCGTTCTTCAAAAAAGCGAAACCAGTAGTTGAGGAAGTCACTGAAGAAGAAGCAATTATCACAGAAGACACAGAAGTGAAACAACCACTTTCTGAGCACTCAACGATTAATGCTCTTTTAGCAGATTTGAACCGTAACTAAGTAAACCTAATGAAAATATTAACTTTTATAAATATATCCAGAATAACTCAACAAGGAGATAGAATCTAATGACTCAGTCAAACTATCAAGCATTAGTTGAAAAATGGGGTCCAATCTTGGAGCATTCCTCTTTTTCTGCTATTACAGACAACCACAAGAAAAGCGTAACAGCTACTATTCTTGAAAACACAGAACGAGCTTTAGCAGAGTCAGGCGACTTATCTGCTAACATGACAGGCTTACTTTCTGAAGCGGCACCAACTAACGCTGCAGGCGCAGACGGCTTTGCCTCAGCAGCTGCTGCTGGTGGACCAACAGCTGGTTACGACCCAGTACTTATTTCTTTAGTACGTCGTGCGATGCCAAACTTGATCGCATACGATATTGCTGGCGTTCAGCCAATGACAGGCCCAACAGGCTTGATCTTCGCAATGCGTTCAACACATACTTCACAAGCAGCTGCTAACGAAGTATTCTACAACGAAGCTGATACAGACTTCTCTGGTGCAGGTACACATGCTAACGCATTGGGTGCAGGATCAGAAACAACTGGTACTGGTATGGACACACCAACAGCTGAAGCTTTAGGTGACGGGCCAAGCAACTCATTTGCTGAAATGGCTTTTTCAATCGAAAAAGTAACTGTTGCGGCAAAATCACGTGCGTTGAAAGCTGAATACACAACAGAGCTTGCTCAGGATCTTAAAGCCGTACACGGTCTGGATGCTGAAACAGAACTAGCGAACATCTTACAGTCTGAAATCCTAGTGGAAATCAACCGTGAATTAGTTCGTACAATCTACACAAACGCCGTTGCTGGTGCAACTGCAACTGCTGCCGCTGGTACATTCGACTTAGATGTTGATGCTAACGGTCGTTGGTCAGTAGAGAAGTTCAAAGGTCTTATGTTCCAAATCGAGCAAGAAGCTAACGCGATTGCTAAAGGTACAAGACGTGGTAAAGGTAACATGGTTATCTGTTCATCTGATGTTGCTTCTGCACTTCAAATGGCAGGTGTACTTGATTACACACCAGCTCTTAACTCTAACTCGTTGAACGTTGACGACACAGGCAATACATTCGCAGGTGTTCTAAACGGTCGTTACAAAGTGTACATCGACCCATATGCAGGCGCAAACTACATGGTTGTAGGATATAAAGGTTCATCATCTTTCGATGCTGGTCTATTCTATTGCCCATACGTGCCGTTACAAATGGTTCGTGCAGTTGGTGAGAATTCTTTCCAACCGAAAATTGGCTTCAAGACTCGTTACGGCATGGTTTCAAACCCATTCGCTGCTGGCGGATCTCAAGGCAATGGCGCACTTACTGCGAACGCAAACGTTTACTACCGTCGTGTATTAGTGAGCAACTTGTTCTAAATATAAGATATCGGTTAACGATACTAACTGGGGAAGCTTTCGAGC